CATCTAAAAAAATTTAATTGACCAATAGTTGTTTGAATATATGTATCATTTTTGTACGGAATTGTTATTCTATCCCATCTACAAAATGGATCAAATCTTTTCTTTGAATACGCTTTTAGTTTTAGTTTATAATCAATATAAACCTTAAATCTTTTCTCTTCACCATTTCTCAATTTTAAAGGATAAACTGTGTAATTTTTTTTTGAATAATTTGTAGCAAACCAGTCAATTAATCTTAACGAAATAATAGACTCTCCGTTAATAATAGGTAATATTCTCTCCATATTACCATCTTTATCATAGAATTCTAATAATTTTGTCAATAACAAACTATTTTGAGTTATTAATGTAGTCATATATCTATTTATTTAAACTCATCTTTAAATACTTATTGATTCTTCTTTTTATAGTTGCTGTCTTGTGGTCTTAAAAAAGTATCTTGATTACTCAAATCTTCTAAATAATTATTTTCATATAAAAAAGGATTACATAATCCTTGTATTGCGAGATCTCTACTTGCCATTCTTTTATCACATAGTTCTTTTTTTGTATAGGTTTTTTCGTGAGTTTTTACAAGTTCTTCTTCTATTGGAGGTTTTTCTCTCATATCTATAATTTCTTTCGTTTTTTCAGTTCGTAATGTTTTTTTATATTCCGCTTCTACTGAAGGATGCCACTTTTTTAAATTATATTTCGCAAACGTTACTTTTTTTGGCCCAACTTTCATTTATTTAATTATATTTTAATTTTTTATAATAAAGACGCATTAATTAATTATAATATATAATAATGACAGATATATGTGTAATTTGTCAAGAAGATTTATGTGGAAATATTTATGAATTACCAGAATGCGGTCATAAATATCATACGAATTGTATAATGCATTGGTTTAGAACAAAACACGATAACTGTCCATTATGTCAAAATCAAGGAATAAATTATACGCACGCAATGCAAGAGACAAATAATGGAAATTATATTGGAAGAAGAGTATGGTCAGAATATTATAAAAAAGCAGTAACACATACTCGAAAGAAAAACGCAGACAAGGAGATTGTTAAGAGAGTTAAATCTATAAAAAAAAGTATAGAAAAACAAAAACAAACAAAACTAGATTTTAAACAGTGGAAACAAGAAATATCGGGTATTAAATCAAATAAAGAAGTTTATAAACAATATGGAAAATTCAGAGAAAAAATCTGGAGATATCACAGAAACATATGGAGAAGAAAGGTAGCTATTGGATATTTATACTATCATAAATTTATTCAAAATAAACTTATCATTGCTGAAAAGGTCAACTTATAAAATTGATATTAATAATAATGTTTATATTACTATTATTAATATGACAAATATACCACCTTGTATAGCTGTAATTCAAAGATGGAATCCACGCTATCACGGCATTGACGATACAGAAACACAATATATAGATTATATGAAAACTAAATATCTATTATCTTGGGACACACATTATTATGATTCAGATACTGATACAGATGAAGAAGGTAATAGTTTTACTGTAGAAGAACAAATAAATGAAGCATTATTATATGCTGATCCTGACACAATTACATTAGGAGATAGAAATGCCTGGAGTACACATATACCTTGTATTATAAGAAAAACATATGAATATAGGGACCGAACATTTTGTATTAGAAGTTATGGTATTGAAAAATTCCAAAGAAAATGGCGTCAATATTATAAGAAAAAACTAGCTTTTATTAGAAATCCTAGAAATTTACGTTATAGAGAAATATATGGTAAATATCCCAAAATTAAGTTTTAACTATTTCAAGTGTAAAACTTTTTGTTCCACCTACTGGTAACCCAGCTATAAATTCATTATCTAAAGCAATGGTTCCAGCATTAGTATTGCCTCCATACAAAACAACTACAAAAGGACCAATGTCTATTCCACCAAAGTTAGCAATGGGCCCACCATTACCCTGAGATGTTCTAACTGCTCTAGGAATAATAAGATTTCCTCCATTTACTCCTGATAATTTAATACTAGGTGCGTTTCCGAGATTAAAAGGACCACCAGAATATACAACAACTAAACCATTTCCATCTCCAGCAGTTGCTGGTGGTGATGGTGAATTAAAATCACTCCATCCAGCGGTTAACCACCTTTCAACAGCTATAATTGTTCTTGTTTCATTATTAAAAAGTGTTGCTGGTATATTAGTTACTGTTATATCATTTGGAGCAATTATATTATCACCTACATTACCACTTATGTTTCCCATTGCACAGAATTTATCGGTAAAAACATTACCTCCATATAATTTAACTAGCTGATTCTGTAAACTTTTTCTAACAAAACCTGCCGTATTCCCATCCCGATGAATTGTTATTGGTATTCCAATAGGGGCAGTCTGGGTTCCTGATGATAACGTAATAGGATCTGTAGAAAATGTAGGGACTAATTCTTCTTGCCTACATTTATTACCAGCAGCATTAAGATAATCTATTTGCCACATACTTCCAAATGATCTTGTTTGTATACCTCTTAAAAGGGTACTTCTTCTACCTATAGTGCTTACAATGCTATGTCCATTTTTTCCGGTGCTATTCGCATCTGTAGAACCCATAGCTGTTCTAGTGTTTGAAACTCTTCTTGGAACAAATCCACTCATTATATATAGAATTAATATTAAAAAGTTTTAATTATTTTCATTTGTTTTGAAAATTTAAATTTTTCATCATTCGTAGTGCGTCTTTTTAAATTACATTTTAAACAACAAATAACAACATTTTCCTTACTATGACCTATGGAATTATCCAGTCTATCTAATGTCCATTGTTTTGACTCTCTAACATTTTCATAAGTTAAAAGACAATCCTTTTTACAATAATAGCATTTTAACTTTGAAATTACAAGTTTTTCTAAACATTCTTCATACGTAATAAGATTTTCATCTAATTTTTTCTTTTTTTGATCCTGATTTTTATAACCATTTATTTTTCTCTCCACTTCTTTTTTAACAAAGTCAAAACCATTATATTTTTCATTTAAATAAAGTTTATTCAGGTATTCTACTTGAGACATTTCATTAAAGACTTGTTTATCTACGGTTTCAGTTATTTTACGTTTACCTTTTTTTCCCTTTATTCCTTCAATATTTCGTTTTCCATTTATTACTATTTTTTTCATTATAAAATATACTTAAAAAAAATAGTATAAACTTTAAGTTAAATAATAATATATATGAGTGATGTCTGTCAAGAACTACAAAACATAAAATATCAAACAATGCTTTTAAATCATAATTCAAAAATATATGAAGCAAAGCCGAATATTGATAATATTGAAGCATTTTTGGAAAAAGAAAAAGAGGCAAATAAAACAAAACCTTGGAGTAAATTGAGTAAAGCTTCAAAGTTAAAAAAAATAAGTGAGTATGTTGTAGAATATTCTAAACAAAAAAATTTGACAAAAAAACAAACAGATGAACTACAAGGATATTTAACACAATGTTTAAATAGAAAGAAACTACAACGACAAAAGGATGTTACATATGATATATCTACTAACAAAATCAAATCTATAAATGGACTACATTTCAATAAAAATACAAATAAGTTTACTTTGAAAATTAAAGATAAAAAAACTTCTACATTAAAGAGTTTGCCTCCTAAAAAAAACAAAACACAACATAAGAACGGAAAGAAGAGACGCCGTAAAAAAAGCAAAATTGATAGTAATTTAAAAGAATAAATATATATATATTAATCAATGTCTACATATTGGAATGATTTAAGTGTATTACACGATATTAGTAAAGAAATAGAAGAGTCTGCTATAGAACACGTTAATTTTGATGATAATGATATCGATGATTTTAAGGAGAGTGTCTTATTCTTTATAGACGATTGGATTAATGGAAATATCAAATTATATAAAGAATATGATTTTGAACAAATTATGTATGAATCAATATACGAAATTATAGTTAGTAATTATGGATTTATGATTGATGATTTAAATTTTGATTTAGAATCAAATATATTTGATGCTATGGAAATATACTTTTACAAGAATCACAGTTTTAGATCTTATTCTGGAACCACTATAGTTAAAAATCCAAATAAAAAAAAAATTTCAAAGTTATTAAAAGAGTATGAAAATGTTGAACAACCCGAACAACAAACAGAAGCTTGGTATAAATTTAGACGTGAAGGTTTATCTGCTAGTGATATATGGAAAGCAATAGACACCCAATCAGCTAAAAATAATTTGATTTTCTCCAAATGTAAACCTATAGATATAACAAAAAAAAATAATAGTGTTAATATAACATCTGCCTTTCATAATGGCCACAAATACGAGCCGTTATCTATTATGCATTATGAATTTGATTTTAATACAACAGTAGGAGAATTTGGGTGTAAGGCACATACAAAATATCCTTTCTTAAGAGCATCTCCAGATGGTATTAATATTGATGAAAAAAGTAAATTATTTGGTAGACTTGTAGAAGTAAAAAATCCAATTTCTAGAAAATTATCTGGAACACCAAAAAAAGATTATTGGATTCAAATGCAGTTACAAATGGAAGTATGGGATTTAGATGAATGTGATTTTCTAGAGACAGTATTCAAGGAATATGAAAGTGAAGAAGCTTTTAATATGGATGGAGATTCATTTACAAGAAATGCGAATGGTAAACGAAAAGGAATTATTATTCAGTTCTTTCACAATGAAAAGCCACATTATGAATATCCACCTGTCGATGTCTCCAAAAGTGAATTCGATGAATGGTACGATAATATTATGGAAAAAAATTCACATATGAGTTGGATCAGTAATTTATATTGGTATCTAGAAGATTATTCTTGTGTTCTAGTTCCTAGAAATAAAAAATGGTTTAAAGCTGTATATCCTGAATTTAAAGAATTATGGAATATTATCTTAAAAGAACGAGAAACTGGGTTTGACCACAGAAAGCCAAAAAAAACACGGAAAAAAACAAAAAAGTTAACACCAAATTCACTTGAAAAAATTAAAACTGATGCCAAAACACTATTTGCCGACACTAATTTGAGTCCGAAAATAGATGAAAAACAAAATATTGTAATTAAAGTTAGAACAGAGTCATTCGATAAAAAATCAATTTAACTTTGAACAAAAGAAGCCAACTCGTGTACAATCAAATCCAGGTTGACAGGTTTTTGTAGATTTAATGTTTTTTTTTCCGTAAATACCTCCACAAATAGTGGGTGGAAAAGATGAACCATCGCAAGGCGTATCCCATTCCTTTTTATTATTTGTTACTGATTTATAACTTCCAGCAAATTCACTAGGATCTAATAAATATTGAGCATTATTACCATTATCACTTAATCCTGGATTAGGTTTTACAGGGTAGACTCCATCTAATAATAATCTGCTTGGAACTTTACTTGGCATTAATTCAAAATTTTCCTTATAACCAGATAATACTAATCCTATTGCTAAAATAGCACCTAAAAATAATAAACTATTAATAAATTTACTCATCTTATAAATTATAAAAATATTATATTTCAAAAACTAATTATAATGTTTTTTAACAACTATTTAAAATATTATAATTATTATATTATACATATGAATCACGAGGACTCAGTAATCAAACGAAATGGCAAAAAAGAAACTATATCTTTTGATAAGATCTTAAAAAGAGTAAAAAAATTGGGAGCTGAAGGAGAATATGAATTGAATGTTAATTATACTGCTCTAACTAAAAAGATCATTGATAGATTATATGATGGTATATCTACTACACTTATTGATGAATTAACAGCTCAGCAATGTGCTTCACTAGCAACGACACATCCAGATTATGGTATACTTGCTAGTAGAATTATGATTTCTAATCATCATAAAAATACTCCTTCTAGTTTCACAGAAGTTTGTGAAAAATTATATAATTTTACTGATATTCACGGTGAAAACCATCCTATTATATCTGAGGAACAAATGCATATTATCAACGAATATTCGCAAGTATTTGAAGAAATGATCGATTACAGTAGAGATTATTTAATCGACTATTTTGGATTTAAAACTTTAGAAAGAGCTTATTTATTAAGAATTAATAAGATTATTGTTGAAAGACCACAGCATATGTGGCTTAGAGTAGCTATTTGTATTCATAAAGATAATATTGAAAAAGTTAAAGAAACTTATGATTTTATGAGTCAAAAATATTTCACTCACGCTACCCCTACTCTCTTTAATGCCGGAACTCCTCGTCCACAGCTTAGTTCGTGTTATTTAATTGCTATGGAAAATGATAGTATTCAAGGAATTTATAATACATTAACTGATTGTGCGAAAATCAGTAAATGGGCAGGTGGCATTGGATTACATGTTCATAATATTAGGGCAGCTGGCAGTCATATTAGAGGAACTAATGGAACAAGTAATGGACTAGTTCCTATGCTTCGAGTATTCAATAATACTGCTAGATATGTTGACCAGGGTGGTGGTAAAAGACACGGTTCATTTGCTATTTATCTTGAACCTTGGCACGGAGATATTGAAGAATTTCTAGAAATGAAGAAAAATCACGGAGATGAAGAAATGCGTGCTAGAGATTTGTTTTATGCTCTTTGGATTCCTGATTTATTTATGGAAAGAATTAGTAAAGACCAAAATTGGACTCTTATGTGTCCAGATAAATGTCCCGGATTAAGCGATGTATATGGTGAACAGTTTAATGAATTATATGAAAAATATGAAAAAGAAGGAAAGGGTAATAAAACTATGAAAGCTAGAGATTTATGGTTCAAGATCCTAGACAGTCAAATCGAAACAGGAACACCTTATATGCTTTATAAGGATGCTTGTAACAAAAAATCAAATCAAAAAAATCTTGGTGTTATAAAATCAAGCAATCTTTGTACAGAGATTATTGAGTACAGTGGTCCAGATGAAACTGCTGTTTGTAATTTAGCTAGTATTGCCTTAAGTAAATTTGTAATAGAAACTGCTCATCCATTTACTCAAGAAGTTACAATCTATACTAAAAATGATTGTAAATGGTGTGATCTAATGAAAGCATTATTAAACAGAAAAAGTATAGTTTTTAACCAAGTTATTATATCCCCTGACTTATTTAATAATTTCAAACAAAAACACGGCGTAGATACACTCCCACAACTATATCACGGTGATAAATTAGTAGGTGGTTATACTGCTGTATTAAATATGCTTAGAAATACGTTTGATTATGAATTACTTCACAAAGTAACTAAAATCGTAACAAATAATTTAAATAACGTAATTGATATTAACTTTTATCCCACTGATAAAACAAAAAATAGTAATATGCGTCATAGGCCAATTGGAATCGGCGTTCAGGGTCTAGCTGATGCCTTAGCTATGATGGATATTCCTTTTCACTCTGACCAAGCAAAAAAAGTAAATAAACTTATTTTTGAAACAATGTATCACGCATCATTAGAAATGAGTATGGAAATAGCAAAAGAAAAAGGAGCTTACAGTACATTTAAAGGATCTCCAGCTAGCAAGGGAATTTTACAGTTTGATATGTGGAATGTTGAACCAACTAATAGGTATGATTGGAGTAAATTAAAAGAAGATATTCAAGAAAATGGTATTAGAAATTCATTGCTTCTTGCCCCTATGCCAACAGCTTCTACTAGTCAAATCTTGGGAAATAATGAATGTTTTGAACCATTCACCAGTAATATCTATGTTAGAAGAACTATTGCTGGCGAATTTGTTTGTATTAATAAATTCCTATTAAAGGAATTAATTGAGCTAGGACTATGGACAGATGATATTAAAAATAATATTATTAGACAAAATGGTTCAGTTCAAGGAGTTAAGGGTATTCCTAAGGCACTTCAAGAAAAATATAAGATCGTTTGGGAAATTCCTATGAAACATATTTTAGAAATGGCTGCCGATAGAGGCGCATTTATTTGTCAAAGTCAAAGCACTAATCTTTGGATGAAAGAACCAACATACAATAAATTGACTGCTATGCACTTCTTCGCTTGGAAAAAGGGGCTGAAGACCGGCATTTATTATCTTAGAACAAAAGCAAAAGCTGCTCCTCAACAATTTACAATCGAACCAGATAAAAATAATAATGTAGAGGAGGAAGAAGAAGAATGTTTAATGTGTGGGTCATAAATATATTAATAAAATTTAACAATATATTTATATCCTACATAATGTATTATAGTAATCTTGTAATTCCGGATGTTCTTTTCCATCAAATAAATCTTTCTCATAAACCATATTATAAAAGCACCTGAAACAAACTAAAACGTCACTAAGAGAATTATGTAAATTATTCGGTGTAGAATTGAATAGTTCTTGATGAAGTTCAACTAGTTTTGGTGGTTTTTGATATGTTCCCGAATGAAACTTACTAGGTCTCATTAAATGTGTAAATTTTAATCCATATTTCATTGTGCAATATTCAATCTTTCTATGACGACCCAACCAGTTAATTGGTTGGTTCCTCATATATTCCGCTTGCATTACTTTACTATCAAATACTAAATTATGAGCTATAATCACTTGACATTTCATCCAATCACTTGTAAATTCTTGTAAAACTCCGCTAATATCAACACCTTCATTTCTCATACGTTCGTTAGTAATTCCGTGAATATCCGAACAAACCTTTGGAATAGTAACTCCTTCTGGTAATCGAATTATATAGTCCCTAGTGTATAATTTTTCTGTTACATCATCAAATACTAACCAACTCAACTGACAAACATATGGCCAAGTATAAGGATCTGGCTTACTTTTATTTCCGCCCTTTGGCAATCCATTAGTTTCAGTATCAAATACTATTACTCTCATTTTAGGTTATAAAAATATATATAATAAGTTTTTTAAATTCAATTTTATATATATTTAGTAAACTGGCATATCAAATTCAGGTAGCGTAAGTAATAATCCATCGCCATCTGGATCCCTATATATAGTTAATGTTAATTTATCCCAAGGATTATTATTAGCACGCATAGTAAATTTAAATCCATCCTCCTTTTCTGTTTCCTTATAACAACTGTTCATTATTTCCCAAGGCATAGCAAAATAAGAAGCCTTTGCTGCGTAAGGTGGTATATCATATAATGATGGAAACGGATTCTTCAAACTATTCATATCTTTTTCTATTGTATTTATCGAACACTCCTTCTTTACTTTCATAATTACAAATAATGCTATAGACGTTTTCTTATACATTACATTAAACCAGTTTGATTGAATAAATTGGCCTAACATATTATTACCCCTCGAATTAGGGGTCAAGAAGAATCTCCTTGGTTGAACATACCAACATTTATCACTCGGACTGTAATAAGCAAATACAAATTTATTACCTTTATATTCAGTGTAGTCTGGGTGGCCACTCGTATATCCAAAGGCACTCATTGTTTAGTTTATATACTAATGATATTTCTATATTATTTTTATTCAATTTTCAGTTTTACTCCATTTGAAATGCTTGGTTAATTTTTTATTTACTTTATGATTCTTACATATACCAAATGTCTTTCTATGCCAAGGACTTATACCATATTTTGTTATTCCATCCATATGTTTCTTAGCACCATAACCTCTATTTGATTTTATTCCATAATATTCATCTAATAATGGATATTTATCACATAATTCATCTATGTATTTATCTCTTCCTACTTTCGCCAAAATAGATGCTGCTGCTATTGATGTATATTTATCATCTCCTTTAACAACGGTTGTATGATTTATATAATCATCATCATACATACAAGGTTTAAAATAATTACCATCAACTAAAATATGATCTGGCTTTACTAATAATTTTTGAACTGCTTCGTGCATAGCATTATAATTTGCCGCGAATATATTATGTTTATCAATATAATTTTCATCTTTATAATGAATTACCCAATCAATCGCATATTCTTTTATATAATCAAATGCTATTAATCTTGTTCTTTCATTTAGTTTTTTA